TTGTCAAGATGCCACTAGAAACTTGTCAAATGCTTTCTATTGTTGCATCAGAAAAATGGGGTCACGGTTTCGGTGTTCTTCCTAAGTTAGATGGTGAACCATACAAGACAGAGAAGGGTGCATTTCGTAATCATCCTTGTACAGTATGGGCACAACATCACTTCCGTTGGTTGATTGAGCACGGACTTGCCTTATGTGCAGAGTACACTCATCGCTACAATAAAACACACAGTTGTCAGTATACTATCGAGTGTGCTGACATTTTATTTCCTGATAGTCCTAAACCATTACACTTTGTTAGGGCAATGTATGACGAGTTCAAGTACGATACTGACATCGATACTTTTACTGCATACAAACTTTACATTGCATCTAAACCTTGGGTTGCTACAAACTATCTACGTGACCCATCTCGCAAACCAGAATGGATCTAAAACCTATCTTTGCTAGTTTCCTAGCAACTGAAATTATCCCTGTAGATTGTGATAAGATTCTTCAATATTGTATAGATACAGAGAAAGCAAATCCACACTACCATACAAATGGATGGCAGAGTGGTCAACTCACAGAGGATATACCAGAGTTAAATGCCTATATTAATACGAAGATACCACACTTTGCTGATCTGTACCGTCTATCTGATAAAGCGAACCCAAAGATTAGCGACTTCTGGATAAACAGGAATGGTTCTGGTGCACAGAATGCTTATAATGCAGAACCACATATCCACGCTAATCACTGGATCAGTTTTGTATTTTATCCAAAGGCAGATGAGAATACTGCACCTCTCATTCTTGATAATCCAAATAGAATTGTAGAGTATGCTGTACCAAGTGAACTAATAAGAGAAGATAACAACTGGAATAGTCATAGACTTGCTATAAAACCTGTAACAGGACTTCTAGTTGCATTTCCTAGTTGGATTCTGCATTGGATGGATCAATCACCACATCCTCAAGATAGGTATAGCATTGCTGTGAACGTTACTTTATCTCATATCAATCTAAATAGTATATAAAAAGTACTGTGGCAAACAAAGGACTACAATTCGAACACGCTGTGATGTATCACGCAACTGTAATGGTTGACAACAAAAGTTCAGACCAACAGGTTGCTTTTGAGAAAGCATCTAAAGCATACGCAAGTATTCCTAGTGACATCAAAACAAAAGCAAATGAATTAGTACAACAGTATGCACCTAGATCAACTGATCTAAGAGCAAAGCAAAGTTACTATGGTTCATTTGAAAAGATGTCTGGAGGTGGTGAAGAACCAAAGACAGACATCAAGTTTGAGAGTGGTGGAACTAAATATAGATGCAGTATGAAATGGGGTAAATCCTTTCAGTTAACCAGTGCAGGTATTGATAAGTCTGCTGCTGTACTTGAAAAAGTTCTCAAGAAAACTATCAAAGAATGTGGTGGTGGAAGAGAAGATAAACAAGCACTAGCACATATACAAGCAATACTTGAACGGATGACAGAAAAGTTTGAGAACAATACTGGTACTATTATGCAGTCAAAAGCGAGAGCATTGATGACTGACGTACGAAAAACAGGTGGTCTCAATGAACAGTTCCAAGAAGTGCTAGGCAGTAGGAAGAAACCACACGTTGCAGAAGTCTACGAATGTTTCAAGTATAATTTGACACACGAATGTATGACAGGTGCATTACAGTTTGGTAAGAGTTCTGATAAAACAGCTACACACTTGTTGACAGAAAGTGGTATAGTACCAATAAGTAAAGCAGAAGTTGCTAAAGTTATGGCTGTTGCTGGTGTCCGTCTCGCTATGAAGGGTAGGGGAAGGGATAAAGTTACAGGACTTAGGAGAAACTGCATTGTAGTAAGATACGAAGTTTAATGGCAAACACACACCTTGAACACCTAGAGGATGATATTTTAAATAATGGATCAGCAGGTGGAAAGAATGCAGTAGCATTCTTAAGAGAATTAGGACAGATGTTAACTGAACCTTCTTCTAATATTAGAATCACAACCAAGTGGGATGGTGCACCTGCTGTAGTATGTGGTCAACACCCTGCAACAGGGAACTTCTTTGTGGGTACTAAATCAGTATTCAATAAAACTGCACCAAAGATTTGCTTATCAGATTCAGATATAGATGAATGGTATAACGGTGAACTAGCACATAAATTAAAGACTTGCCTTAAGTTGTTACCACAGTTGGGTATCAAAGGAGTATTACAAGGTGATCTGTTGTATACAAATGATCTAGGATCTAAAACTATCAACGGTGAACAGTGTGTTTCTTTCACACCTAACACAATAACCTATGCAGTACCTGCAAAGACACCACTAGCAAAGAAGATCAAGGCATCTAAGATGGGTATCGTATTTCATACCACATATTCTGGAGGTCCTGCTGTACGTGATATGACAGCATCGTTTGGTGCAAACGTTGCACCATTCCAAGGTAATAAGAACGTAACAGTATTCTCATCTGACTTTTCTGATGTAACAGGTGCATCTGTTATGACATCTAGTGAGAAAGCAAAGTATCTTGCAGCAGTTAATAAGACAGAAGGATCATTGAAACAAGCATCTTCTTTCTTGGATATACTTGGTGGTAAGAATGACGGTAGGTTCCTATTCTCTGCATTGTTTAAACAATACTTTAATAGTTTTATTAGAGGTGGTAAGAAGATTCAGAACGTACAGGTAGTTGCTACTGGGTTTACAAAGTTCTATACAGATTTACTTGACAAAGAGATTGCTAGTAAGAAACAAGAAACAACAAAGAAAAAGTATCAGAAGATTAAATCAGATGGTTTGAAATTTTTGAAGTCAAATTATCGTGCAATTTATATGACAGTTGCATCATATATGAACCTGATCGCGGCAAAAAGTATGGTAATTAAACAGTTACAAAAAGTAAAGGGTATTGGTACCTATATTAAGACTGATACTGGGTTTAAAGTAACTGCACCCGAAGGATTTGTTGCAATTAAATCTGGTTCTGCCCTCAAATTGGTTGACAGACTGGAGTTTTCCCGCGTCAACTTTAATATCGAGAAGAATTGGGGCTGATAAATATATAAGGAAACGTTAAAAGATGAGATGAAGTTAAGTCAATTCCTAACTGAAGCGAGAACAGTTGCTGGTGAAGCTGCTGCCAAAAGAGGATTGTCACACGCAGGACACGGATACTATGCTGATCGTCAAGGTAACATTGTTGCTAAGTCGGAAGGTGGTGAACGTCTTGTTGCTGTAGATCCCAAGGAAGCAGAACAGGCTGCTGTTGGTTCTCAACAAGGTGCTGAAGAAGATGCACATATGCCAGAGAACGGTGGAGAAGGACTTGGACATATCGCTCTCACATTCGGACGTTTCAATCCCCCTACAGTAGGACACGAGAAATTACTTTCAACTGTTGCTGCTGAAGGTGCTGATAGCTACAGGATCTATCCTAGTAGAACAGTGGATCCTAAAAAGAATCCATTGGAACCAGAGATTAAAATTCAGTATATGCAACAGATGTTTAAAGAACATTCTGATGCTATCGTAAACGATGCTGATATGTCTAACATCTTTAATGTATTATCTAACCTTAATCAGGAAGGATATTCTGGTGTAACTATGGTAGTAGGTTCTGATCGTGTATCTGAATTCAAAGGACTACTTGAAAAGTATAACGGTGTAGCATATGATTTCGAAGAACTAGCAGTTGTATCTGCTGGTGAAAGAGACCCTGATGCCGATGGTGTTGAGGGTATGAGTGCATCTAAGATGCGTGCGTTTGCTGCCGAAGGAAACCTTGAAGCATTTGCTGAAGGTGTACCAAGCGGATTCAAGGATGTCGAAGGTTTGATGAAGGAAGTACGTGTCGGTATGGGATTACCTCCAGAGGTTGAGGTCGCAGAACCAGTCACAGAATTGTGGCAGATCGCACCTAAACTAGCACAAGATGACTTGCGTGAAGCATATATATCCAATGAGGTATTTGCTTTAGGTACTCTAGTTGAACACACTGATACAGGTGTTCGTGGTCATATCAAACTACGTGGAACTAACTATGCTATCTTCGAGGATGAGCACGGTTGGGAATTTAAAGTATGGTTAACTTCTCTAATGGAAGTCGCTGATGCTACAAAGGTAAGGGATCAAACTAACTTCTCTGCTGATGACGGATCAGGTAATACTTGGAAAGTCGGTACTGACACATACAGACAGGCAGTCCAAGCAATGACACCAGGACAGGGAGTTAAGAAGTTTAGTAACTTCAGAAAAGTAACCTCAACTAAATAGTTTTTACAAAGAATTAGTAAGATGGATCTAAAATTAGCTTCAAAGCTTATCAAATATAATCCACAGGATGTACAGTCAACTGTCTATGTTGTTGAGTATGCTCAACACAATTTCAAGGGAGATGACGTTGCGACTTATATTAATGAGCATTTGAAATCCAATGCACAGTATGCGATCGCACAAGTGATCTTGGCAGAGACTGCGTTGGCAAATACCATTAAGGCAAAGCCTAGTGCTGCTAGTGGTAAGATTGATTCTATTAAAGAGAAGCCATCTACTACAGGTTCTACTTCACCTGCAATGAAGTCCATCGAAGCGAAGGGCGACG